CTTTTAGAATCCTTCATAGCCTGAAACATCTCTTCTTCCTCAGTAGGATCTTCTTCACTCATATTCATAAGTGCTTCATCAATCATTTTAGAATTCATCTCTACTAGTTCTTTGCTTTCTTTTACAGATTGGAGATAGTATTCGATTAATGATTTTTTAGGTTCAATAACTGTCATAATTTCAGTCGCATAAATCTTAGCAATGTTTTGTTCAACAATCTCAAGGGGTAGCCATGGATTCATCATCACGATTGATTTACCCATTGCCATGCGTTTAAAAAATATAGACATGGGATTATTCATTACTACAACATTTGATTTTTCATCTATGTGATAAGAGGTGATAATATCTTCACCATCTTTTAATCTGAGAATTTTTATTGTATCATTCATTTTTAATCTCTATGTTGTAGAACTTATAGTTAAATTTTTCTTCATCATATATTTTAACACGATCTACAAAATACTTCAAGGTAAAATTGGTATATTTGCCTACTCTAAAGTCATCGGAAATATCGAATAGGGTTGCTTCGTCTTTGGCGTCTCCTTTACGAAGACTGCGCCCGATGGATTGCAGGTTGCGAATTCTAGACTTAGACGGGCTAGAAAAGATGACGTTATGTAAATTTCGAATGTTGATACCAGTAGAAAAAGTACCATAAGAAGCAACGATAATTGCGTTATTTTCTTTCTCAGTAATTGATCTAACTTGCTCTCTAACTTCAACATCTGTTTGTCCGTAAACAAAAAAAACTTTTCGATCATGAGCTTCGGTTTGAATTAGATCGAATAATATTTTTCCATGTTTCTCTACAAGTTGGAACAGAATTAAAGAATTACCTTTTAAAGAAAGGGCTAAGTTTTTGATGAATATGTTTCTATTCTTATTTGATACTATGTAGTCTAGCTCTTTCTTGTAGTCCCAGTGCCTTGCTTGTTTACAAATATCTTCAGGGTATTTTAATATCAAACATTTAATTTTGAGGGTTGAGAGTTCTTTCTTATCCATTAACTCTTTTGTAGTTGTTACTTTCAGTGTGGGGCCAAATAATCCTTCGAGAACTAACTTGTGAGTTTGTGTGCCGTCGAGAGTTCCTGTGCAACCAATTCTATATTTCGTATTGGTCAATCCTGTCATAATTGTCGTTAATGATTTAGCTTTAAATTGATGCGCTTCATCTCCTAAAACGAAATCGAATTGTTCGAAATAATCTTTTTCTCTGTTATAGATTGATTGCCAAGTTGTAATGGTTAAAAATTTATTGGTGTATTTTTCTTTACCTGAATATTGACGATGACAAAATTCTTCTGAATCGTAACCATAAGATTGAAAATCAGAATACATCTGTTCAACAAGAGAAGTTGTTGGAACAATTAGTAAACCCTTTTTACATTCTTGTTGAATATAACGTAGAATCAAATATAGGATGAATGATTTACCTGATGCGGTTGGTGATAGTAAGAGAATTCTACGATTTCGAATCGCATGAACAAAAGATTGTAATTGATAATCTCTGGGTATTAACTTTAAATTCAAATCTTCAATAAAATCATTTGCTTCTTTTAAAGAGAAATTTTCAGTCAATAAAACTTCAGGTTCGAAATCTATGCTATAATTTCTCTCTAAACAAAATTTCTTTAAATATGGTATCAACCCATAATAAAGCAAATTGGTTCTTAGATCTAATAACCTTATTTTGCCATCCCATAGTCGGTTTTTATAGGCAGGAGTAAACTGATAGTTGGGTACATAGAAAGTGAAGAAATCACTTATTTCCTGCGAATAACTGCGCTCACACTGTACTCTTATAAAAACTTCATTCACTTTCGAAATTACTATATCATACACCTTGAATAAATCTCTCCCATTCTATAAAGGACTTTAACTGAAACGTTCTACTATGTAGCTCTTTCAAAATAGCTTCGCAACAACTTACAATTTCATCATGTAATATTTTCGATGCAATCAATCGATTCAAATCTTCATCAGAATCCATATAAGTCGCTACATCAGATTTCAATACAAATTGAAATGGTTCCCAACCATATTTGTTAAGATCTTCTTCTCCCATTTTTCCGGTATAATATTCCCATTTGATTCTTTTCATTTTCATATATTTGAACTCGGACTCTTTTGAAAGCAGTTTATGGCGGGATAAAATGTTTAAATATTTGCTATGAAATTTGGGTATATCGAGAAGAGCTTTACCTGGCTCAGTGCGATCAATATGGGAATCTTTTTCCCATTCATTCATTAAATCATCAAGTTTAGACATTATGAAGCCTCCTTTTCGGAGTATAACTTAATTAAAAAAGTTTTTCAATATTATAATAGGTAAATCTGAATGATACATCGGCAGTCATAATCGTATCTGGTGTATCTTGTGTTGAAACGATAAAAGAAGATAGTGAGGAAGGAAAAACATCAACAAACTTAAATCTGTAATAAGGAGTAAATGATGATGAATAAAGAGTTAAAGTGGCATCAGAAAATTGAGGATTTGGTTTGTTACTAAATTTATTTACCCTAGGTAAGTTTGCATACTCTTCAAAATTTTCTGGAAAAGTCATTGCGCGAATCCAATCATGAATTTCTATCCACGATCTGAGTTCTTCGTCTAATACAAAAGTAACATTCAAGATATCGTATATTGCTTTTTCACCTGGGGAATATCTTTCGACGAATGGATTAGGCGAAGCTATCTCGCCGAGAGAAATTCCTGGTACAGAAGCCGATTGGCAAAAAAATTGAAAATTAGGTATTCTCCCAAATGTCAAATGAAACTTATTTGGGTGTAGAAAGTTTTGATTACTTGGGCTATTAGATAAAGCTACTGTTGCCATTAAACATTCTTTTTAATGTATAGTCCGATATCGATCAGTGTTTCTTTTTCGATCATATCTATAATTTGATTCGTTAAACTTATTTCTTGCTGAATAAAAGCCATCTTTAACTTGAGTTCGTTCATTTGTTGATGATAAAACTCAAGTTCTTTTTGTTTACGAGATTTGATATCTAGTAGATCTGATATTAAAACTATCTCTGTCATATACCTATTTATGCAATAAAAAAAGGGGACTTTTCAGTCCCCTTTAAAAGAGAGTTTTACCTCTCTAAACTACTTTCTTATTATTACATTATGTTCGAAATCTTGAATGCGCGATAGTAGTTATTTTTCGTAGCATTAAGAGCACCATTACCCTGTGCAGTACCTTCAGCAAATGGGTTAGCAACAAGACCGTAACGAGTCTTGAAACCAATCTTTGGCTGGAAAGTGGCTGTATCAACTGCACGAACCATTTGGAGAGGAACATATGGGCAGTAGAAAAGACCAGCATCATAAGCATTCGATCCTTTGAATCCTACGACTGCGAATTCAGAAGTAGCAGCAGTTGGGAAATATGGATCGATATAAACTTTGATACGACCGAAGAGAGTACCAGCAAATGTATTGCCTGTATCATCAACGGTTAGATTAACTTGACCCTGAAGGGCTGAGTTATAATCGAGGATTCCTGCCATTGCAAGAGCAGATGCAACGTCTGAAGAGCAAATCAAGACGTTACCTTTTCCACGACGAGTCAACTTGGCGATTTGATTGGCTTCACGCTCAACTTGGAAAGCAAGACCTTTAACTTTCTCAACCATCCAACGACCATTCGAATCTGTATCAAGGTCGAAAGTACCAACAGTTGTCGTTCCTGTTTTGCAACCTACTTTAGCAACAGTGTAGATTGTACGAAGAACTTCACGGTTGATTTCAGCAAGAATCTCTGAAGAAAGAATATTGCTTAACTCGGTTTCTGCGTCAAGACCATGAACTGCTTTAAGATCTTGTGCAAGTTCCATTGAGTATTCTGCTTTAAGAGCACGAGTCTTAGCAGTAACAGTAACTTTCTCGATTGAGAATCCCATCTCGGCAGGTGTAAGACCTTCAGCAGTAGCAGTTGCCATTGCTGTGCCTGTGTTAGCATCAAAAACACCGTAAGGAACATCGCTTGTAGTTGCCTTAAGACCTAGAGTCTGTTGTGTGCCTGCACCAGCAAATGCTGTGTTAGCTTCGTTGTAGAAAGCTTCTGCGCCAGTCGATGCACTGCGATCTGTACCATACATTGAACGCATTGCGAAGATCATGCCTGTTGGGCCTGTCATTGGCTGAACACCGCAAATATCATAAGCAATAAGATTTGGGAGTGAACGACGAACTAAGCTGATGAGGATTGGGTCGAAACCGGCAACTGGACCAGCATTCTGAGCATCAGCACCACCAAAACCACCCGTACCTGCTGAGTTAGTTGGAGCAGTTTCATTAAGAACGCCAGCTTCTTTTGCCATTGCTTGAACTTGATTTTCAAGAATGACTGCGGTAACTGCGCGTTTATATGGGTCTGTAATTTTTGGAAGGTCAGCATGTTCGAGAACAGGCTGCCATTTCTTTTGTAGTTGTTCAGAAAGAAACATTTAATTCTCCTTGGTTTTATTAAATTTAAATTCTTGTAGATTTAGAAATTGACTGAACAATAGACTTCATTAATGGATCGGTAACATCTACCTTCTCATCAGAATCTACTTGTTCATTGAGTTGAGCCGCATTAGCTTTCTTTACACCTGAAGGGAAATAGTTTTCGCGGATTATCTCAAGTTTTTGTCTGTATTCTTCCTCTGTGGAAAAATCAACACTCTCTGCGAGTTCTTTAATTTTTTCAACTTGAGTAGCCACTAAACCTTCGCAAACTTCGTGGGTAACAACTTCTTTGTAAGCCTCAATGAGTGCCGTACGGTACTCTACACTACGCTCAACTTCTTCGTCAAGTTTGGCTTCAAGTTCATCAACTTTGGTTGCCAACTCATCAACGAGGTCAACTTTCTCAGCAGGAACATCAATATAATGTTCTGCAAATAGATTACGCAAGCCATTGATAAAGTCTTCGGTAAGTT